CATCATTTTTAACTTAGTCTTATTCTTCTTCTTTTTCACACAATTATTAATCTTTTGTTATCACATTATCAGTATTATAAAATTAAGACTTGATTTCATTTTAAGTCTATTTATAGACAGTATTGATAGGACGAGTCTTTTTTGTCTATGGTGTTAATTATTCATTACAATCTTGTTGAACTTCATCTAAAACTGTTAGAATTGGGCTAAGTTGATTGCTAACTATAGGAATTAAACTTGAGCCTTATGCGATAAACACGTTTATTTGCTCCAACTCAAATTATTAAATAATTCCACATTCTACACGATAAACGTTTTGCTCATCACCCAGATCTTCAGTTTATTCTATTAAAACCTTTTCAATTTATTCCTATTCCTATTTAATACCCTGAGCTAAACCTAACCTGTATAAAGCACGTTATTCATTCTTTTTTGCAATTCTTATTTTGTCATCAATGAGTTTCTGTTAATGCTTAGCTTGTTTTAATTCAGCTTATTCTTTTTACCACTGTGTAAAATCGACTCTATTCATACCATTATGAGCGTACCATACTTTTTTATAGCCAGTTGCTTTATCAAAAATTCTTTATTGAGCCGCTCTAGATCCAGTTTTGTCATATTTAAATTTCTCAAAAACGTTCTTGTCAAATTATCTTGCTACTGAAGTTTGTGCCACGTTTTAATTTGCATTAACAAAACCTTTCATAGTTGGTTTTTTTGGTGCATTGTTTTTATCAAAGTGTTTGTCATTTCTTAAATCATAGTTACTCCTATTCTAGAATTAACCAATTTTTTGAAATTAACGTTCTTCTTCTTTTGTTTTCTGTTTTCTTTGTTTCCTTTATAGATCTAAGTCTTTATCTTTTTAACTGACTGCTCTTAAGCTATCTTTCTCTTAAGTAATTAGTGAGAATATTGCCTAACCTAACACATAAAAATCATTGCCTTGTTTACGTTGAACGAAAAACCAATGGTACAATTACAAAGCCACAAAAAGCTCTAAAGGCTAAAAATCAATACAAGTTAATAGTACGTGGTTCACTCTCAATATGTAGTCAAAGTTATAATTGGTTATCTTAAAATTAAAACAAAAATCTCCAAAATGTTTGGTAGTAATAAAAGTCTAATAACGGTCGATTTGACTATCTTCGTATCCCTTCAGATCAAAATAACTTCGTACCTTAGATTTTATTGAATCAACACACAAATTT